CTTCTTTGTTACTCCATTCTTGCCACCTTGCTGCGATGAGATCTAATAAATGTTTAAGCAGCGATTGATCTGAATCAGATAAATCATCTCTACCTGCGTACTCAAACAGCAAGTTCCATATAGCTTCACGCTCATGCTCGGCAACAAGATATACAAAGTATTCAAGCTGATAAAAAGCATGAACAACCCCGTTGGAATCAGCAAGCCCTGCTTCTCTAGCCATGCGGATTATTTGTTCTCGGTTCATGTGTTTTTCCTTGCTCGTATGGCTTCGGCGCAGTCTGCGGCAATCATCACCCCGTTGTGATCCATGTCCTCGCACACCTTCGCACACGCCTCGTTTTCCTCTGCTTTTGCGGCAGCAGCAACAAGGTCGGCGAAGCGTTGAACTTGTTCCCAACTCACACCCAAAGCGACAACAGGGGTTGTTGTGTCACGAAACCCAGCCTCCCGCGCTATGCGGATGATGTCTTCTCTATCCATGATTCTTCTCCTTTAGCTTGGCTTCGATGGCTCTGGAAAACTCAATCACCTCATCCGGCGAGATATACATAGCTCGTCCTTCTGACCGATCACCACCAAAAATACTGTGCCCAGTAATGCGTTCCCACTCATCCTCAACTTGCTCATCAGTCAGCCCAACCCATTCACGCTTTGGTGGTGCGGTGTAGAGGGGTTCCAATTCATGGTCAGCAAAAGCATGTGACTTAGTTTTTAGGACAGTCAAAGACCCATCAGACCAAGTTTTCAGCCACGCCACCGGCTCTTGCTCTGTCTCCAATGCTTGGCGCAGGGCGCTAATCGCTTCCGAGTAGTAATCTTCATCACCAAATTCCATGCGAGCCACATCGTTTGCATCCTCCAACGCCTCAAGCGCCATCTGCATAGCTTTTCTGCTCATGATTTCTCTCCTGTTGCCTTGGCGATGGCGGCGCGTACGTACTCATAAGTCCTTGGCCGACCATCTAAAGCATTTAGATCATCCAGCACCATCAAAAGCGCATCTAACAAATCAGGCGCGGCGGCGATCAGGCGGGCGTTGGCTTCTGATGTTTCCAGACGCTTGCCGTCCATTGACAACGCGGTCACAAGTTCACGTCCGCTGTTGACGTACAAGGAATAGCCGCTTCTGTCGTAGTTCCACGGCCCCGGTGTGTGTTTCATAGCTTCTCTGCTCATGCTCTATCCCCCGTATGTTGTTTCCATTCATCTTTCTCCTTCATGCGCTGCTCGTAAACTTCCATGAGTAACTCAGCAGCTTCTTTGATCTTGAACTTCTCATTGGTGCAGTAGTCGGGCAAGCCTTCGGCATAACCTTCAAGCCATGCGGCAAGCATGGCGAACCTATGTGCGGGACTCATTCCTCACTCCTCTTCATGAAGGGCGGATCTTCTTTACCGTTCAGTATCCGTGCTATCTCACGGTCGATATACCACCGAGCCTTACGCAAATCCTCAACTTGCTCACCCTTCAGGCCAGCTCTCCATAAATATTTAATAGCATTCCCTACACAGAAATTCATATGCTCGGTAATCTCTATGCACTCCACGCCCGATGGGTGCTCGGTGTAGTGCTTGGGGTGGTTAACGGGATCGTTCATGAATGCCGCTCCTCTTGTTCATGGATACGTTTCCAGTCCAATGCAGTCAACGAATCTTTGTTAGCGTTCCACCATGAGTAGTTGTAACGAAATGCGCGTTTATCCGATTCTGAAAACTTATCAGTGTGCTCGGCATACATAGCTTGAAATAGCCGTTTACGAAAACTGCCAGCGTCTACGTCCAACCAGACAAGGTATTTATCTATGTTGGTAGTAAGAAATCGCATGGCTGTTATGGCTTTAGCCATTGGCCGTCTATCTTTAAGCGGGACCGAACAAGCGTCTATTACAGCTAATTCAATAATGGTCCAAAATAAGCGTTTACCTCGCTTGGCTTGCTCTGCATTGAGTATCAGTTTAGTAGTCATGGCGCTCATGGTGTGTCCCTTCTTTTAAGCATGGCGTCGGCAATTACATAAGCTGTATTGGCAAAGGCTTCTTCAGGCTTAACGTGCGGCATCTGTGCCCACTTCCCTGCAAAGATCCCTGCGATAACCTGTCCTGCAAAGTAATCACGCAGTGACATACCTGGGTGCACAAACCGTTCATCGTTTGGTTGCGGTATGTCGTTAGGGTAAGCAGGACCACCGTCCATAAAGCTATTCATTCCACACCTCCACTAAGTCTGAAGTCAATACGCGCACGATCTAGTGCAGCAATACGCTTGCGCTCTGCAATAACTCTCGGATCTTTCCACGGATAAGGCTGCTTAAGCAGCTTCCATTGACGTTTGAACGTTTCGAGCACGTTTGTGCTTTCGCTTGTTGTCTTTATTTGCATCTCTAACTCCTGTTATGTTGAATGGGTCACTGAAAAAAGGCTCAGGTATGGTTACCCTTGTCTTGGCAAACTTCTTGGAATACAAAACAGTTTCTTTATTCTGGAACAGCTCTTCTTGAGGTTTAGGCGTGTCGGTCAAGAAACGATAACGTCGTTCTGCGGCAATCTTTGGACGGTCTGGATCCTTCTTCAAAAAACTTTCCAAGCATCCGTACCGTACAAGTCTCGTGAGAATGACGTGCGCCCCGTTCTTCGACATCGCTGTCTGCAATGCAACTTCGGATGTTGTCGGCGGGGTCGTTCGTTTCTTAACGTACTTGAGCACCCTGAGCTGTCTATCGGTCAGGGGCTGTGGGGTCATCAGTCCGCTCCTTTAACCACAGCACCGCGCAGCGCGAGTGAAACAATGCGTCTTCAGCATGGTTCACCGCCTCTTCGTAGTTCTGTTCATTAACAAGTTCATACACAGCTTTTAATTCTTTGTGTGCGTTATGCAGATGTTCACTAATGTCTTTCATTGATTAGCTCGCATTACCAAAGATGGATGACAACCGGTTATGGATTTGTTGAAGGCTTTGCTTTTGTATCGTCAGGTCGTTGATGCTGACTTCTATCGAGCTGATCTCTCCAGAAAGTTCTTTAGCCACAACCCTCCACGCATCCATCGAACTAATCTTCGGTATCTTCTTAACCTTAGTGATTTGGGGTTCAGCTAGTGACTCGCTACCACCTCCAGCGACAACCGTGTACTCAACAGGACGCGAATCCGTGAGTGAGTACGTTGTACCAATTTTTACAATCTGACTGCGGTCAACCATTCTCGTTAAAACTTTATAGACGGTTGTGGGACGGACATTACCGAGTTGTTTGGCAATCGCTAAGACTGTCAGGCGGTCATATTTCTTCAACAGCTTGATGATCTTGTCATCGTATTTAGGCTTACGCATAATATTAATTCCTTCCGTTATGTTCACAATCGATTACAGGACAAAACTTCTTGCAGGTAAAGTTCTGCTTCGGATTCCATGTGTTAGAAGCAAAACACTGCTCTAGACGGTCGATCTCCGGCAACCACCGCATCCAATACTCATCCGACTTGTCTTGTACGTAGTCGGCGGAGACCAGATCTTGGGCTACCACGAAAACCAACCCCGCCCGAACATGTGTAACTTCAGGGAAATGCTTGAACACCAACAAGGACAACAACTCCAGTTGGTTAGTATCAGCGTACTGACTCTTGCCTGTCTTGTAATCCACGATCTTTGCTTTGTTATCGTTGATGACTAGAAGGTCAGCGATCCCTCTCAACCACACATCACGGGCGTTAAACTTACAGGGCTCAAAATCCTTAGTGAGCCCCATCTCATACTCACAATACTTAGTCCCAGGTAGTTGCTTAAGCACATCTAACTGCGGACGTATGAACTCATACGCAGGGGGTAAATCTTTATCTGCTCCGATGTAATCCTCAGCAGCTTTGTGTACTGAGAGACCATAAAGCAAATGCTCTTGTTGCGGCTCAACAATATCTTTGACGATACGCAGTCTGTAATACTTTCTAGGGCACTGCTTGAACAGTGAAAGACTGCTGTACGACCACGTATAGTTAGCCGACATATTTGGTTGTTGTTCCATATGACTTTCCATATTTGACTTCACAGTTCAAGGGAAGTGTTGAGGCCCACGATGGTCTCCAACGCATGGACTCTTGCACGTACGCGCATGCTTCTTCCCACTCGGCTTCGGGTGCTATACAAGCTACAGCGTCATGCACCGTCAGTACTACTTCGTATCGCTCTGAAATCTTTAGCATCTGCTCAGCGATAACACATCGTGCCAGTGCTTGGCATATGTTCTCCACCACCTTACCACCATAGATCTTGACGTAGCCCCGCTTGGTCTTATAGTGGTACTGCGTAGTTTGATGTATGGACTTTCTTGTTTTAACAGACCTATCAAGTGTCCCAACAGTATCTACTTCAATCTTAGGATATTTCAGTGGCAACTTGCTCGGTAGATCAAACCCTATCCCAGGCATCAGCTTGACTGCCTGTTCTTGCGTACCAAACTCAGTAGTTTTTAACTCTTCGCTTGCAAGAGCTTCTAAGCACTTTTGCCCTTGCTCCCACAAATAAGGTATGAGTCGGTTCGCGTTTCGATATGATTGGATGATGTAGTGAGCCATATCTAGCGTCATATCAACGCCGACCGACTTCATATGCTTACAAAACTTTTCAGCACCAAGGCCATAACCGCAACCGAGTACAACAGTCTTGCCGATGAAACGTTGGGCATCTGTAACTCTTGACTCTTTAGTATTAAAAATTATCGACGCCATAATCTTGTATACGTCTTGACCTAATGCAAACGCTCTAACAAGTAGTTCTTCTCCGGCTAACCATGCAAGTATCCGAGCTTCGATCTGGGACGAGTCCGAATCGATAAGCACATACCCGTCAGGAGCACAGATAGCTTCCTTGATCTTTGATTTGCGTGGTAGGTTCTGAAGGTTTACTTTGTCGTCACCGCCCCATCTTCCTGTATGCGCGGCGTAGTACCGGAGTGGGACGGGGAGGCTACCCCGAAACGATATGTCAAGTAGCCTCTGGGTCCGTGTCTCTTCAAGCGTGGATTTTGTCCCTAGACGAGCAGCAACAGCGCACTGCACACGAGGATCATCATGCTCAGCTAACGCTTTGAGACCGTCATCATTCTTTGCTAGAGCGTACGTCACCTTCTTGGTTGTCGGGCTTAGCTTCATGGGCACGTCCACGCCCCACGACTCAAGCAGCGCGGCAAACTTTTGGTTGGACATCAACACTTCTTTCGTTACGCCAGCTTCTTCAAGAAGCGTTTCCTTCTTCGCTATCACGTCATCAAGATGCTTCTGCAATAACTCTGAGTCAAGTCTCAATAACGGCTTAGCAAACATACGTAACGTGAGGTCGATGAGGTTCAACTCACGCCGTTTGAAATTAGCTTTGAGCACATCGAATAACTTGTACGTGATCTCTACGTCGTTGGCGCAGTACCCTGCGTAGTTACGTAGTTCGTAGTCGGTGAAGTCTCTGCGGTGCTTGCCAAGGGCTAAGACTACCTCAGTGCCTTTTTGACCAAGGTTATAACGTTCTGCTAATTTAGCCAGACTGTTACCTGCCTCCGTACCATCAACAGCTCTCGCCATACACAGCGTGTCAAGATACGCAGGGGGGCAAATGTTATAACGCCAATTAAGTATAGCACCGTCAAACATCATGTTGTGGGCTAAGACCGCAGCTTTATCCCACTGGAACTGTGACAGCCACTTAGCTGTCTGCTCGTGCGTACCGCTAAACCATTCAGTAGGCCCATCGTCTACCTTCACGCATACGCCGATAGTCTCGAAACGTGAATCACGAACGTACTCTTCTGTCGTCATCTTCGTCAAAGAATATTCTTTGTCGTAGTACGTTTCGAAATCAATCGTTATAATCATCGCTAATCCTAATCTTGATGCGTTTCTGTGCGAACCTAGCCGTGGGAACGGTCATAATTTTTTCGCCGCGCATTCGCTTGTAGTCAGGGTTTATCTTGGATTGTTCCTCAAGCCACTGCTCAAGCAGGTTGATGTTCTGCTCGTTAATGGTGAAGGCTACCCCTTTGTGGGCACGTATGGTACGCATCTCTTCCATCTGCAATGGAGTCGGCACGTTGTCCCCCGCTTTACATTCTATAGCAAAGAACTTTCCGTTCACACAACCAACGATGTCGGGGATGCCACTCCTACCGTAGCCTCCGGTAGTGGGCTTAAAGAAATACGTACCGTACTCTATGAGTAGCTCGGTTACTTTATGTTTTACCTTGCCTTCGGGTGTCATCTCTTTCTCCAAAAGTTGACTTAGTATAGTGCATCAAATGGAGAAGCGCAAGACGGTAAAGCAATAAAAAAGGGACAAACTGATGATTAGTCAGAATGTCCCCAAAAGATAACGTCATGAACGCAGAGTTTAGGTGATCTGCACACCCAACCAACTAGGAGTCTGTGATTATATCACCATCTAGGACTGCGTAAAGAGCTTCCTCGTGAGAATTCTCCATCCGAACACCGACATTCCGAATGGGTTGATTTAGCTCGACAAACTGAAGCATGTTTATCTTATCCAAGTATGGCTGTGGTATCTCTTCCCTACTGCGATATACCGTTGCCACAAAAGATTCAGACTTGCCCTGCAAATACTTATCGACCATGACATACGAACCATCACGCATGCGTTTAACAGCCACAGCCGATGTATCAGCTATCGCGCTATGCACATCACTGATGATCTCGTAGGTGTGCCAATTATCACGCAGCTTGTCGTTCACGATAGCTTTGATTATGGCGGGCATTGCAACATCCGCAGCGTTATTACTATTTGCCACATCAACGGCAAAGCCTATCAACCGGATGTTTATGTCATCGGTTTTGTTGTATGAATTAAAGACCTCGCGCCTAGACATCCACAGCAAGTCGTAACACTTACTTGAAACCTCGTTGTGTACTACCGTACCTACAAAGTCTAGGCTTTTAGGCTTGAAGAACTCAATGATCTTCTTCACCGCAACACGGGGATTCTCTGTCACTGCTTCGTCCCTACTGCCACGCTTTTTCTTGATGTTGTCGTTACAGATTGCGAACACATGCTTTTTCTCCCCACGGTGCTCGCGTTTGATATAAGTAACTGTGCCGAGCTTTTGGAACCCGTGGAAGATCGTGACGAACCGTAGATACCTTGTATCTTCGATGTCGGTGGACCGCTCGATGTCATCACGCAGGATTTCGAACTGCAACGATGGCACTGCGTTGTACGCACTTAGCAAAACATTCACAAGCGGAGGTGCTACCTCCGGTGTTGTTTGCCCTGGCTTTGCATCAATCTTGATCTTAAACATGATGTTGTTCTCCTTACCATTCGAAGCGTGAGAGGATTTCGTCAACCTTGCCCTTGAGATCTTCACGTACCACATCGCTCTCTTTAACCGAGTCGGCGTCGATGTTGTAGATGGATCTCTCCAGATCCTTGCGAGCCCTCTCTAGCTTCGGATCTCGTGTGACGTTAAGTTTGTCGAGCATATCGACTAGCTCTACTGCGTTTGTTATTAGCGTAGAGTGGAAGCCTTTACGATTGCCGTCCTCATCGTTCGCAAGCCGCTCGGACATGTGAGACAAGCACTCGTGTAGCCGATCCCACACTTCACGCATCGCACCGTTGATACGTTCCTCTGTGGTACGTGCGTACATATCTTCCAATTCCTTTCGGGCTTGGTGGCCTATGTCAATGCGAAAGTCACCCGATGTCGGCACAGGCGAGAACGTGTAGCGGAACGAAAACTTCCTCATCACTTCCTCAAGCGGTGGGTAGTCACCACGGTTGAACAGCTTGCCAAGCGAGAACGCAGCGGCTGACACCATATCTTCGTAGTTAGCTTCGAAGTTGCTTCGCAGGCTGAGCCAGTTCTGCTCATGCTCATCAAGCCTAGCCTTGAAGCCAGACATGAACACCTCACCCGTGAGCAAGCGTGGGCCTTTGTCTGCCCAAGGCAAGGTCTGCTGGTTGTACCAAAGCCGAATGCGAGCCGAGTACTTGTTCCAAGCATCGAGTGCATTCTGTCCTGCGAGCAGGTTCTTGTGGTAGTTACCTGCGTTGATCTTTGTATCGTTCTGTTGATCAACTTCTTGTGATACTTTCTTATCCAACTTGCGAGCGGTCCACGTTGAAATGTTCAACTCGACAAGCATTGCACTGGTTTCAATACCGATATGTTCCATTTTGTTCTCTCCTAGTTGGGACATGCTGACGATTAGTCAGTTTGTCCGGTTGATGGTTCTGCAACTTCCGTTTTGTTATAAGTGTCGAACAGATGCTCGACGACTTGCGACATCGAAGGCTCAAAGCCAAGCCGGTCGGCCAACTTCTTTTGCAGGACGACAAGCTGCTCGCCTACCCCTTTGGATAGGCTCACGTTCAATCTGGTTTGCACATACTTAGTCATAACTTCCTCACTCGATGTAGACGGCTGCGCCGACTTTGGGTTGAAAACGCTTGTTACCAATCACGCACCACAGCACAGGTGCTGACTCTGCCCATGCTTGTGCGTCGTGCCCGAAAAACACACCGTCAGTTAAGACGATGACCGCCTGGGGCTTTAGGTTCTTCTCACGTACATACTGAGGTATGCAGTCAGGCGTAGTCCCGCCACCACCGACAGGCTTGGTCAATTCAGCGAACGAACCAACCTCTGCACCTCTGTACGTCTCGTGCTTTGCGATGTGGGTATCCCAGTACAGAACCTCCATCACTTCAGGCATCAGCTCATCGCAGATCGACTTAACCTCGGACACGAACTGACTCAGTGGCTCGCCACTGATCGAGCCCGATGTGTCGATAGCATTGACGAAGCAGTGTGCCTTCTCACTGATGAGCATGGGCATCACGATGTCCATACCGATGAACCGACGGTTAGGTCTGCGCCATGAGGTTTGATCTCGACCGAGCATTGCAGACTTGAGGAAGTCACGCAGTGCTGCACGCCAGTCAACCTTGGGATGCAGTAACTCGTCGATGCCACGCGGCACGTTACCTTTCATCTTCCCTGCCAAGATAGCACCTTCACGTAACGCATGGTCGATGTCACGCTGTAATTCCTCTTTCTCTTTAGCGTCCATCGATTGTGCGTCGTCCCAGTCATGCACGTCGTGTTGCTGCTGCTCCATCTGGGACATGCCCTGCCCACCTCGTGAGGGACGGCGACGTTCTGACTTCTCGTCAGGTTGTCCTCGCCCTGGCCCATTACCGTCGATCTCTTTCATCTCTTTCTTGAGCAGCTCGTAGACTTGCTTGGTGTCCATACCACGATACTTCTCGTCGTACAGACCGATGCGATTACCGTCCTCGTCGGTCGGGAACGCTACCAAGTCACTCGCAGTGTCGCTATCCAAGATCTGTAGATTGATCACGAAGTCCATCGCACAGTTAGCGAGCAGGTGGTTCTCATCCGATAACGCTTTCCACGTAGTCAGATGGCGATAGGCTTTGTGCATCGCCTCGTGCACCACCACGAAGTTGATCTGCTTGTCGGTAAGCCGCTCGATGAACTGCCGACCGTACGTCACATCGCGTCCGTTGGTAGCTGCCGTGAGATGCGGGTCATCGACGACCTGCACCTTGCCGACCATGAAGATGCCTGAGAACAGGCAATAGTTCTTGTCCTTCATCAACTGGACATGGCAACGCTCGATTCGTTGCTCAACGGTTAGTTTATTTTGCATGTCTACTCTCCTAGAATAAGTACTGGTTCTCACGCATCCACTGCACGAATACACCACTCGTGAATAAGATGTCGCGCTTCTCTTTGTTGCGTGCTGCCGTAACGCTGAACACCGACTGCAACTCTTTCGGTGTACGTTTCAAATAGGTAAACCACTTGTTGATGTTGCCCCTGTCGATCTTCTGCACAGCACCGTAGGCCATGATGCACAGAGCCGCAGGGGATGTGGGGATCTTTGCTGTCGCAGGGTCGTGCATGATTGACTCCCAACTCGGTAGCGAGTCGGCCACCTCGACGTAGGCAACCAAGTCACGGCCAGCGTTCTCACCGATTGTGCCGCACAGCGCAGAGATCAGCGTGTCACGGCTGAACATGGCACGTTGCTTGATGATGTTGCTAGCCTTCTCACCGGACCGTGGCGAGAAGTATGACCGTTGCGGATACTTGGGGTTAAAGATCATGTGGTTCTCTGCTTGCGTAGCATCCTTGTATGAAGCCAAGCAGTGCGGGAACGCTTTGACCCACGCCAATAACTCAGGTGCGAAGTTCTTCTCTGCACCGTACTCGATGTACGCTTCTGCCGTGGGGTTAGCGATGGGAACCACCGTCATGCGGTTGATGCTGTGGGATTTCATCATGTCACCAACCCCATCGGTGCTGTTGTTACCCGCTGTCACTACGATAGTATCCTTGTGCTGTTTGAACCCAGCGATCCGCCGCTCATGTAGCAGGGGATGCAGCATGTTTTGCACAGCCTGTGACGATGGCTTGCTGAACTCGTCGATGAAGATGACAAGCGGCTCACCTGTGTGGAAGCCCCAGTGCTCGTTGGGATAGAGCGATGTGGTCTGTGTCTCACGGTTGGGCATGGGCACACCGAGATCACCAAGGTCTGTTGTCGGCGTGTCGATGTACACAAGCCGGAAGCCTGTGCGGTTTGCTAGGCGTGTAGCCATAGCAGTCTTACCAATCCCAGGCTGGCCCACTAGATGCACAGCGTTGGTGTTGCCGATGGCGAGGATGAGTTCTTCTGCTTCGGCCAGTGATACTTCAGTGTTAAGTCTAAGTTCCATTTTGATTTCCTAGTTGATATGTAATGTTGTGCGACACCCTGACGATCAGTCAGTTTGTCCCGTTTATTTGGTCGATCAATGACGGGTCACCGCAGCGATTTATGAACAAAGCGTTGACATCGCGGGCGATGTATTTCGATGGTTGCACCTCCTCTCGTTTAAACAGTATGTGTGGGTATTGAAGTTTTAACAGGCTAATGAACAGTTGCTTGATACTTACATAGGTAACGTGGTTCACACCTTCGAGCGACGCACACAGCCGTACGAACAGCAGGTATGTCGTCTCGTGGTCGTCGTCCTGCATCGCTAGGTCAAGCCTGTCGAGGAAACAACCACGATACTTCCTAGCGTTCACTGGGTCACGCAACACGTCGAACATGTAGAACCGTGGGTAGAGCAGCTCGTTGTCCCGCACGATCATGGGTGCGCCTCTGGGTGTAACGCCCGTACTCGTACCATTCTCACGTAGCTCCATCAGTTTTGCATGCGCCTCGCTCAAAGGCCACCGACCCTGCGAGTCACCGAGCAATGACAAGCTAGTCTTGCAGTACTGCAAGAACGGCTCGTACATGTTGAGTAGCCTTTTAGTCTCTGACACTTGGGCTACATACTTGTGTACCGTAGGAAGATTAGTGAATTTGTCCGTTGGTGCATGAAATATCAACGGCGTGTCGTAGGGCAGCTTGTGCCAGAACCCCTCCCTCGTCGAGACGTGGATACTGCGTTGGCTCGTGGCGAACCCACCAAGCAGCGGTACAAGCACCCCCCACATAAAACCCAACGTAGTCGGCGTGTGATACCCGCATGCGTTGATGTGGATGTTCCCATCAGGCTTGAAGATGATGACTTTGTGCCCGTACAGGAGGAGCTCGATGTCGCAGGGTGTGTCGGGGCTTTTGCGGATCAGGCACTGGCTGTACCGACGTGAACCAAGCGGACGCAGCCCTGACTGGTGGCTGTTCTTGTTGTAGGGCTTGATCTTCTCGTAGTGCGCCACAGCCTCTTCGTAGGTACGTAGCGACGGAAGTTTTGCATTGTGTAGAGACATCAAATCACTCCTAGTTGAGGGGCAATAAGTATGATGCGTACGATGAGTGGGCACAGACGATCTTTCCGTCTTTGACGATGTTGCCCCACTTCGTATTGATCTGGTTCTCGACAATCTGACGCTTTGTCAGGATGTCGCGCCACTGGTAAACGACTTGCATGATCTGCTGCTCAGTAGCATTGTGGTTACCGAGCACAGCTTTCATGCCTTCTTCGAACTCGATCATCTGCTTGATGAGTTCTCGGTACTTGCGTAATGCGTCAATCTTGTTCATCAAATCACTCCTAATCCGATTAGAACTGCCAGTGCACAGGCACAGAAAATGATGCCTACAAATACGTGTTCGTCGTTCATTTCAATCTCCTAGTACGCACACCCAACGTGTGGCGGTTATCCGCTTGGTCAAAAGCTTTTGGCGTGCTGTGATACGCACGTAGTTATTGAAGTTCTTGACGTTGACCGCCTCCTGCGAACCACTCTTTGCGATTCTTAGTCCGTCAGCTTCAAGAACTACGAAGCCTTTAGTCGTCAGTACTGACAGCAGTGCGTCCCAATCAGGCACCACCTTAGTCGGTATTGGCGTAGGCTCAGCAGTGAACGCTTGCTTCGGTACGTCTTGTATCCTCATTCTTCCCCCTCACCAAAAATAAGCCTCTCACCATGCTTACTTGCATAGGTATTTGTGTTCTTTCGAGCGATCATCATGTAGTCAGCCATCTCGTAGGCTTCCTTAGCGAGGTACGGCATAGCTTCTTCTACCCAATGTTCAAATAAGTTGTCCTCTAAGAACATCTCCCTGTGCATGTCCATCATGGCTTGCATAGCAAGTCCTGCGAAGTGATCTCGTAAATCCATTTCATATGCTCCTAGTTAAACAACATTAAAAAAGACAAAAACTCCAGTAATCATTCCAACCCCTTCTTCACTACTAGTTCAAATTCTGTACCCCAGTCGAGCACCTGCAACTCGACTATGCGGTAATAACTTTTCACACATCTTTCGCTGTCATATATAACGACGCATACATCTGCGTCGTCGCTGTAGCCCTCGATCATTTCCCTCAGCTCTTTCATCTTCATTCCCACGGCTCTCTCCTTCCATGTTCGTAGTGCGCGTTCAGCACCATCTGTACGTCGAATGCGTTGCCGTACATGTCCATCTTGTGTTTCACTGCGTAGTCCAACGCTTCCTTCTCGGTATCAAAGAAGCCATACACATGTGCGGGTTCATGTGGGAAGAAGTTGAGGATCACCCACTTCCCTGTTTCTTCGCTGTTCTCGTTCATTTCACCAACCCTCCTTTGTTGTTGAGACCTGCGAGCAGGTCGATGCTTGTGATAAGCATGTAGTTGGACTTGTGCATGGGGGCGATGCACCACTGTTTGCGTTCGGCTTGGGCTTGCGCTTCGCCGCATGGCTTGCAGATGAGGTGGCCGTACTTGGCACGCTTTTTACCGACGCCGTTGACCTTGCAGCGGAGGCAGTAACCGTTCTTGGGGACATTCTGACGGGTAGTCAGAATGTCGTTACTTGTTGCTTGCATATCGACTCCTGTGGTTGATGACGTATGGACGAGCACCGACTCACTCCCTTGCGGGGGTGTTGCTACTTGGGGTTGTTGTGTTCTGTTCATCGATGCTACGCATCAATGATACCATACTTTCTTAACAAAGTCAAGTTAGTGTCCAGAGCTCTACAATGTGATGTAGGCATCGAAAGGGGAGGGGGGTTTGTATGATTGTATGAAAATGAAAAAATAAAAAAATACAAAAGAACCCTTGATTTACGGGCTTTGTAGCAATGTATGATTTGTATTGTTAGAAAGAGGCTACGGGGGAAAAATGGGTACAACGGGGGATGCACTGGCTGCGTTTCTGCAAAGCTGCGAAAAAAATTTCCGGAAGGCGTTTTTTGCCAAAATCGACAATACAAATACTACATTCTTTGTTTTCAATGACTTAGGTTCAATACATTAATCCAATACATTATGTTTTTTTTTCATACATTCATACAAATGGTGCTTGACAAGGTTGCGAAAAACCGTTAAGCTGCTCGCAGCTTAACGAAACGGGGTGGCGAGATTAGGCTACCACGTTGACATGACCGTTCCCTGGCTCCCTTCGTCTTTGCCAAGCTGGTTGCATCATGGCAAGCCGTGGCAAAATATTGTTGATTTGGTACAATGGCGGGACATTATGACGTTTGGTCATAGTGTCTTAACCAACCAAGGAAACGATATGAAAAACGAAGCGATGTATCAAGCAGGTTCTTTGTTCGCTGATAGCGAAACCAGTGCCGACGAAGCATTGGAAGTCGGCGCTCGTGCCATTGGCGACAAGCCGACCTTTGACCATTTCATGGCATGCCGAGCCGTGTTTGTTGATGCGTACGTGAGCCGCAAGCCGAACGCCAAAGGCGATGCGAGCGATCAAGCATGGAAGCGATTCAAGGATCGACTGGTTGCCAAGTTTGCTGTGACCATACCGCAAGCACCAAGCAAAGCCGCAACTAAAAAACGAGCCGAGCGCAGTGCAAAGCAGGAAGCACTGCTCAAGCAGTATGAGCACGCAACACCCGCCGAGCTCACGGACATGTTACGCAAGCAGTACGAGGCACAAGCAAAGAACCCGATGATTGACGACAAGAAAATCAACGAGCTCAAAGCAGTGCTCAAGGCAAGAACCAAAGGCGACCAAGCCGAGCAGGTCGCACTGCTCAAGTCGCTTCGTGCTGACGTATCGAAATTGGCCAAGGCATGCGGCGACCCAGCGAAACTTCGCAAGGTTATTGCACTGCTCAAGTAGCAAAGCAAAAGCAACGAACCCGCGCAAGCGGGTTTTTTAGGCTACCACGTTGACATGACCGTTCCCTGGTCGGTCTTGGCTGGACAATGACTGGGGAGCATGGGATAACGTGGCAGAAAATGGCAATGTGGTATAATGTCATCTGACATTCTGAGATTGGCTCAGATTGTCGTTAACCCAAAGGAGTAGCAAATGAGTAGCAAGAAGCCAGTAGTTGCAGCCCCCATTGCCCCAGTTGTGCCAGTTCAAATTTTGACTGGGGATCAGGAGAGCGCAGCCTTTTCAGCAGGTGCAGGAGAAGCTAGGACTAGCTTAGACCGTCTAGCCAGTGCAGAAGGTTATGCACGAGCTCTCGGATCCAATCCTACTTTCCTGCAATGGGAGAGCATGAGGGCTAAGTGGGTTGAAGGGTATCACTCAGTGAAGCCAGATACGACTAGCAATGCAGGAGATAAGGCCTTCAATGGCTTTGCCAAGTATCTTAGCGAGCTATATGGTATCGACAAACCCAAGTCCACTAGCGCAGCAGCAGTGAAAAAGGCTGAGGAGCGCAAAGCTGCTGTTGCTAAGCTAGAGGAGAAGTATCAGGATCAGGATCTGCCCCAGATTATGCAACAGATCGAACGGCAATATGAGAAGCTAGCCAAAAGCCCCAGTGATACTCACGCAGAGAAGAAGATCAAGGAGCTAAAGAAAATTGCGAAGCTTAAAGCTAGCGATGAGAAGGCTGAGCTAGCTGAGGAGATCAAGCAATTGAAGGAGGAGATCAGGAGCATGCTATCAGCGCAGCGTAATGTTGACGTATTACGTGAGGTGCATGATTGCTTGAGCCAGTACGTTAGCAATGAGGAGGAGTAACATGGATAGCAAGGAGATAACCAAGCTTTACTTGGAACTAATCCAGAATGATCTGCGCGACATCATGGATAAGATCGACAGTGATTATCAGTACGCTATCGTTAGCGATCTAAGGCTCAGGCCCGACTATAGGGTTAAGCTTATCCTTCAGACTACTAAGTTTAGAGCTAGTATCTTTCGCCTATGGGATAACATCGAACAATATTCCAATAGCATAGAATAGCCCAGTAGCAGCAGCTAGACTAACCCCAGACTAACCCTCTGGGGTTTTTTATTGCCCAGACTCAGACCCCACCCAATCCCATACCCCCAAAAATCGACCGGTTACCCTAGGGCGACACATGCACACTGTTTTGCACAGTTAATCTTCATTTTTCAAAATACCCCCACCCCCCTTGTAAAATTTTGTATATGAATATATGATGCGATTCTAGAAACGAGCCCCCCTTCCATTTTTGGAGTCCCGTTTCCTCCATGCCCATTACTATTACGCCAACTACAGAGCACCCCGTACCTAAATCGTTTAAAGACGAGCATGCGGATTCTTTACGCGAAAATGCTAGAGCCGTTGCTAACACAGCGTCTATCCTGGTGGAATTAGGTATGCCGTTTGAAATGACGGCAGAAGATGAGGAAGAAGCTCGAAAGCTATTTAATAGCTTCGATAAACAAAAGGGCGAAGAAAAAGACGGGCATAACCCAGCCTCACTTTATGATGGCTCTACCGCTGTCAAATTATCCGCACTGCTAGATGCGTATGATAAGCAAGTAGTAACTGATGCTGTCCAGGTACGCACCTTTATTACTAATAAGCTACTAGAATTATCTGCTTGCGGCGATGCCAAGAATGAGCTGCGTGCTCTAGAGCTGCTTGGCAAAATGTCAGATATTGGCGCGTTTACTGAGAAATCTGAAATCACTATTACCCACCGGACTGCTGATGATTTGCGGAAAGCTATCGAAGATAAGATCCATCGGCTGCTTGGTGGAGATGTTATTGATGTTAAGCCTGTTAGTGTTGTGCAAGAAATTACAGTGGAACCTATAGATGCAGACGAGCCAGCAGGAAGTTCAGAAGCTACAGACGCTTCTGGCGAATCTTCCGAAGATACCTGAAGCACAGCTTCGCTCGCTGTTAGCAGATCTAACGCAACATGAAAGGATGCGGGGTCGTGAACTTGCGGCGTCTAACTTTTTGGCGTTTGTTAAGAGGGTGTGGCCTTCGTTTATTGAGGGTCGGCATCATAAGAGAATGGCGTCGGCGTTTGAAAAAGTGGCTGAGGGCAAGATCAAGCGCCTAATTATTAATATGCCGCCTCGACATACCAAGTCTGAATTCGCTTCTTATTTACTTCCGGCGTGGTTCCTAGGTCGATACCCCAACAAAAAAGTTATTCAGACAGCCCACACTGCTGAATTAGCGGTTGGTTTTGGTAGGAAAGTACGAAACTTAGTCGATTCCGATACTTATACGGACATTTTCCCAAATGTTTCGCTACAGGCAGACTCAAAAGCTGCCGGTCGATGGAACACAAATAAGGCAGGTGAGTATTTTGCTATCGGTGTCGGCGGTGCTGTGACCGGTAAGGGTGCTGATCTGCTAATTATTGACGATCCGCACTCGGAACAAGAGGCTGCATTAGCTGCAACTAACCCAGAAGTCTACGATAAAGTGTACGAGTGGTACACATCTGGCCCTCGTCAGCGTCTACAGCCGGGGGGTTCCATCATTATTGTGATGACTCGGTGGGGTTTACGTGATTTAACGGGCCAAGTTGTCAAAGCGAGTGCCCAAAGAGGTGGTGATGACTGGGAAGTGATTGAGTTTCCTGCGATTTTGCCCTCTGGAAGCCCACTTTGGCCTGAATTTTGGTCATTAGATGAGCTTTCAGCCCTTCGAGAAGAGCTTCCTAACTCAAAATGGCAGGCTCAGTACCAGCAACAGCCCACTTCTGAAGAAGGTGCCATCGTTAAACGCGAATGGTGGAAGAAATGGGAGAAAACTAGCCCTCCTAAATGTGATTTCATCATCCAATCGTGGGATACCGCCTTCGAAACGACGACACGTTCGGACTTTTCAGCGTGTACGACCTGGGGTGTGTGGACTAATGAGGATGGGGATACCCATATTATTTTGCTTGACTCGTATAAAGCACGGCTTGAGTTCCATGAACTAAAAAAGAAGGTGCTAGAGCTTCATCAAGAGTACGAACCTGATGCGCTAATAGTAGAAAAAAAGGCTTCTGGCATATCCCTCTACCAAGAGTTGCGTCGGATGGGGGTACCCGTGTCTGAGTTCACCCCAAGTAAAGGCAACGACAAAATCACACGGTTAAATGCAGTATCTGACATTATTGCGTCTGGGCGTGTCTGGGTTCCAGAAACGAACTGGGCGGAAGAACTTATTGATGAGGTTGCAAGTTTTCCTTCCGGCGAGCATGATGACTTGGTTGATGCTACGACGCTAGCATTAGCACGCTTCAGGAATGGCGGTTTCTTACGGTTGCCCATCGATGAGCCTGAAGAGACCCCCTATTTTAAAGGCCGTAACAATCGGCGCGGTTACTACTTGTCGTAGGAAAAATCATGGCTATTGACAAATCACTGTATTCAGCCCCAGCAGGGATCAACACCACCATAATCGGTATGGAGCCTATAGCGCTGGAGATTGAACTACCCGACGATTCTGATGCGACAGGTGTCGAAGTTACGCTGACGCCGGAGCCTAAATCGGCTGATGATTTCGATGCTAACTTAGCTGAATTCATGGAAGAGTCAGAGCTGCAATCAATTGCCTCTGACATTATGGAGATGATCGACGCTGATATTAACTCGCGCAAAGACTGGGTTGATATGTACGTCAAAGGCTTGGACGTTTTGGGGCTACGGTACGACGAGGTGACAGAACCTTGGGATGGTGCATGCGGCGTGTTCTCTACGCTACTAACAGAAGCAGCAATTCGGTTTCAGAGCGAAGCTATTACTGAAACATTCCCCGCAGCAGGTCCAGTAAAGACAAGCATTATTGGTCAGTGGAGCCCCGACATCGAAGAAGCAGGGCGCAGGGTTCAGGCTGATATGAACTATCAGCTTACGGACAAGATGCCTGAGTATCGGTCGGAGCATGAGCGTGCACTTTGGGCGCTGTCTCTTGCAGGCTCCTCGTTTAAGAAAGTCTACTACGACCCGACGGTCGAGCGGCAGGTGTCGATGTATGTGCCTGCTGAAGATGTCATCTTGCCTTATGGGGTAACCCACCTTCATAGGGCCGAGCGCATTACGCACATCATGCGTAAGACTAAGAATGATATTAAGCGTTTGCAGGTTGCTGGGTTCTACCGAGAAGTAGATCTGGGCGAGCCGCTTAGTAGTCAGAATGACATCGAGAAAGCCAAAGCTCAGAAAGAAGGCTATAACCCGTCAGACGATAACCGGTATCAGATTTATGAAGTGCATATTGAGTATGACTTGCCGGGGTATGAGGAAGAACTGCCGTTACCCTATGTCATTACGATTGATAAAGGCACTAATAAAATCCTAGCGATACGTCGCAATTGGAAAGAAGCCGATAAGAGACATCGTGCTCGCCAGCACTTCGTACACTATATATACATCCCTGGCTTTGGCGCTTATGGCTTTGGGTTGATCCATATTATTGGTGGTTACGCTATCGCAGGCACGATGCTGATCCGTCAGCTTGTGGATGCTGGTACGCTGTCTAATCTCCCAGGCGGGTTGAAGTCTAGAGGGCTTCGGATCAAAGGAGATGACACACCGATTGCCCCAGGCGAGTGGCGGGATGTCGATGTCCCAGGCGGTGCAATCAAAGACAACATCCTCCCGCTGCCTTATAAAGAACCTAGTCAGGTTCTATTGTCGCTGCTTAATCAGATCACAGACGAAGCAAGAAGGCTTGGCGCTATTGTCGATATGAAAGTTAGCGACATGAGTGCTAACGCACCTGTCGGTACGACGCTAGCTATTCTTGAGCGGCAGTTAAAAACGATGGGCGCAGTCCAAGCCCGTGTACACGCTGCAATGAAGCAGGAGTTCAAGCTTCTCAAAGAAATCATCCGCGACTACACCTCGCCAGATTACAGCTACGTCCCGCAAGATGGCTCGCCACAGGTTAAGGCCGAGGACTACGACATTGTTGAAGTAATTCCGGTGTCTGACCCCAACGCCTCGACAATGGCTCAGCGGGTTGTGCAGTATCAGGCAGCGTTGCAGTTAGCTCAGGGTGCACCACAGTTATATGACCTGCCCCGCTTGCACAGACAGATGCTCGATGTGCTTGGCGTTCCTAACGCTGACAAGCTTGTGCCGACCGATGACGACCAGAAGCCACGCGACCCCATCAGTGAGAATATGAACGTGCTGAAGGGCTCGCCGGTAAAAGCGTTTATTTATCAGGATCATCAAGCGCATATCTCAGCGCACATGAACTTTATGCAGGATCCGACGGTCGCTGCAATGCTTGGTCAAAACCCGATGGCAGGTGCGATGCAGGGTGCGATGATGGCTCACATCAACGAGCATTTAGGGTTCTTATATCGCCAGCAGATCGAAGAGCGGATTGGTGCGCCCCTACCCCCGCCCGATGCCGAGCTGTCTCCCGAAGAAGAAGTGGCAATGTCCCGGTTTGTGGCAGAAGCATCCAAGCAAGTGCTACAGATCCATCAAGGTGAAGCTGCTCAACAGCAGAACCAGCAGATGGCACAAGATCCGCTTATCCAGATGCAGCAGCAAGAGTTGCAAATCAAAGCGGCTGAAGTACAGCGCAAAGCTCAGAAAGATGCCATCGACGCTCAGGAAACTAGAGAGCGTTTAGATATTGAGAAAGCACGGTTAGCCCAACAAGAACGGCAGTCCAACGCTAAAAACCAGATAGACATATTTAAAGATGCAAATAGAAACAGAGAACGAAGTCAACGAAGAAGCCCTGAGAAATAACGGGTACGTCCTTACTTCGAAAGAAGTGAGGAATGCTCGGTACGACGTGTGCCGAGCGTGCCCTAATTTGCGTTCTATGGTGAAGACTTGCACGCAGTGCGGGTGCTTTATGCCTGCTAAAACGTGGTTAAAAAACGCTAAATGTCCTGATTATTGGTGGTGAGTATGTCGAACGAACGCATGATGTTAGATCACTTGTTCAATAAATTAAAAGAACGCGAACGCGAAACAATGGACGCAATGGCTGAAGGTAGCAGTAAAGATTTTGCTGAATATAGGTATTTGTGTGGCGTCATCCAAGGTCTGCGCCGTGCAAGGATGGAGGTTCAAGACCTTGTGCAACGTTACGAGGATTATGATAATGACTGATGAAGTCGAAAAAGCAAAACAATTACCGGTGCCGAAAGGCTACAAAATCTTATGTACCCTTCCAAACTACGAAGAGAAGTTTGATAGCGGCATAGTTAAAGCAGACATTACGATTAAGCACGAGGAGTTGTTAACTAACGTGCTGTTTGTGGTGAAGTTAGGTGAGCTTGCCTATGCCGACGCTTCTCGGTTCCCTACAGGACCGTGGTGTGCAGAAGGTGATTTTGTTCTAGTTAGAGCTAACACAGGTACCCGCATCATGATCCATGATCGGGAGTTCCGTCTAATCAATGACGATTCCGTCGAAGCGGTGGTTGAAGATCCACGCGGCATTCGGCGTGCAGGGTGAGGTGAGATATGGCTGAAGCTGAAAAATATGAATTTGAGTTTCCTGATGAAGTTGATGCTAAAAAAGAATCTTCTTCAGCACCAGAGAAACTAGAAGCTGCGGAAGCAGTTGAAGTTGTTGATGATACACCGGATAAAGATAAGGGGCGCAAGCCTCTGGACGGTCCGGTGCCTAACATCCCCGACGACGAGCTATCTAAGTATGACGAGAGCGTACAGAAGCGCATCAAGAAAATTACGCATGGATACCACGACGAGCGTCGCGCTAAAGAAGCTGCACTACGAGAGAAGGAAGAAGCACTTAAGTTCGCTCAGCAACTTGTTGAAGAGAACAAAAAGCTAAAAGGTTCCGTATCTCAGAATACAGCGGCTTTGGTAGAACAAGCTAAACGCGCAGCCAGTTTGGAGATGGATCAGGCGCGAGCTGCTTATAAGTCTGCGTACGAGGCTGGTGACCCTGATGCTGTTACGCAAGCACAGGAAGCGTTGCTTTCTGCCAAAATAAAAGTGGAAAGATTGGCTAACTACAAGCCACCTGCTTTACAAGATGAACAAAGTGATGTAAAACCTGTTTCTAACAGGGAAAGTTCGGCAACGACTGACCCCGCCCAGGCTCCGTTAGACTCCAAAGCACTTGCATGGCGTGACAAAAATCAGTGGTTTGGAGACCCGGAACACGAAGAAATGACCAGCTTCGCGCTAGGGCTGCATCAAAAATTGGTCCGATTGGGGGTAGACCCTCGATCAAATGAATACTACGAGCGTGTAGATGCTCGTATGCGTGAGGTGTTTCCAGAAGCATTTGATGACGCCCCTAAACCTGCTGTTGAGGAGAAGCCGACACAACGTAGTGCTAACGTAGTAGCTCCAGCGACCCGTAATGTTGCGCCAAAGAAAATCACATTAACGAGTTCCCAAGTAGCTATAGCAAAACGTTTGAATGTCCCCCTTGAACTGTATGCCCGTAAAGTGGCGGAAGAAATGAGGAAACAAAATGGCTGATAACCGCATAAGTCGTGAATTAGAAACCCGTGAAAAAACCGAGCGTAAACGTACTTGGCAACCTGCTCAGTTGTTGCCTGAACCTGCACCAGAGGCGGGGTACAAATTCCGGTGGATTCGAGTTTCTACGCTTGGTAAACCCGACCCGACTAACGTATCTGCCAAACTCCGCGAAGGCTGGGAACCTGTGCGTACCTCAGATCACCCTGAGATGAAAATGTTTCTTGACCATGATAACCAACAGTTCAAGGACAACATCGTAGTGGGCGGTCTCATGTTATGCAAAACCCCGACAGAGATGGTTGAGCAAAGGAACGCTCACTTTCAAAGGCTTGCCGAAGGGCAAATGCAATCTGTCGATAACTCATTCATGCGCGAGAACGATCCAAGAATGCCGCTATTTAAAGAGCGTAAAACTTCGGTGACATTCGGACGCGGTAATCAACAATCGTAGGAGTATTCCAAATGGCTTACCCGACTGTCTCAGCCCCTTATGGGCTACGTCCGATCAATTTGATCGGCGGTCAGGTTTTTGCCGGTCAGACTCGCCTGCGTCGTATTGCTAGCACCTATACGACTAATATCTTCTTTGGCGACCCGGTGAAAATCGTGGCTGATGGCACTATCGAACGTGCAACCAATGAATCAGACGCCCCTAACGAGGGTTTTGCTGGTGTATTCATGGGTGTCTCGTATGTTAGTGCTGCAACAAAGCAACCTACTTTCTCGCAGTATTGGCCTGGAGTTTCGGTTGTTTCTGGCACTGTTATCCAAGCGTATGTTGCGGATGACCCCGATCAACTGTTTCAAGTTGTCGGCTGTTCGTCTGGCACCACTGTTAATACAACCAACACCGCTTTCCAGTACACCGCTATTGGTAGCAACGTTGCGTTAATCAACAATGCTGGGGATACAATCAGTGGCGATTCTCGCCAAGCCG